AACAGACTTATGATCTAGCCTCTGCGTACCGGCGTCTGCGTCGCGTCCCTCTGTGACCGCGTCTACGCCGTGTCTGCCTCGCTGAACCAGCCTGATGCTGTTCCTGCTGAAGCTGATTCCATACACGTGCATTAAAACCTCCTCCAAATCTTCCCTTTCGTTTTGGAGAAGCAGCAGCAGCAGCAGGTGCAGCAGGTGCAGCAGGTGCAGCGGCAAGATCTCCAAGTCTCCGCCGCTGGCGGGGTTGGGCCCCAGATGCATTCAATGTGTCTCCTGGACGTTCAGCAGACGCAGGTGCCACCCTACCCGAGGGCTTTTTAAACACACCTTCTTCCTCTTCCTCTTCCTCAAAAACAGTTGCAAGTCTGGCTGGAGCTGCAGCCGGCGCAGCTGCCGCTGGTGGGGCGGCCGCCTTCGCACCGCGTATATCTGCAGCCGGCGATAAACCAATTATTGGAGGCTTAGACCCGCTCCTGAACAGGGTAGCTTCTACAAATGGCTTATCACCGGCTACTATCGGTTCTCGAACTGCAATAGGTTGACCTGGGATCCATGGAGGTTTTGACACATCAAGTTGTGCAACAACCGATGCAGTGACCCTGTTGCCGTTGTCAACGATCATGTCGTTCATCTTTGAACGTATTTTAGCTGCTGCCGCAACCTTTATCTTTTTGTCGTCACTACCCTTTACAGCCGCCTCCGCCGCCGCCTTAGCTGTTGTCAATTGAGCATTTAATGCCAAATATTCTTGACTTGACTTTGTTTTCAGATCAGATGCACGCTTGGCTACACCGAGTGCCTTCAGGCGATTGAGTGCTCGCTGTGGCCATATGTTCGCTCTTAGTGCGTTGCATAAGAGTCGTGTACGATTAACGAGAACTGGAACTTGGTGTGCCATCCAAGCCTTCTTCGCTTCTGCTGGGGTTGCTTTCGCTCCTAATTTCCTAAGAATGGCAAGTTGTAGTGTATTTTTTGCACCGAGTCTTTTTGCGTCAGCCATGTCAGCGGGAAGAAATAGCTGTCCCTCCTTGTTTGTGTTTTTCCATAGTTTCTCACAAAAATCTTTTATTCTTTCCTCTGACTCCTGCAATCCTTCGAACGTTATATTTCCATCAGCATCTCGACGGATTTTTAGGGACTGGAAAAGTGCATCGTTCTTTACATAGTTACAATTCCAACAGACGATATCTCCGGCAAACTTAAGAATATCATATTGGGCAGATGTGTATGCTGATTTTCCAAGGCCTCCACCACCCCGATCACTTGCACGAATTCCTCCAATTAACCCATTCAGGAAGTTAATGATCCAATGATGGTCGTAGCTTAGACCTAAAAATGAGTCTAGAACGCGGTCATCTATCTTACCGGTCAGTTTTTTTAGATTCGGTTTACCAGACACCTTATTCCCAGACAAACGTTCTCTAAACGTACACGAACACAGTATACAAACTTCATCTAACCTGCTTTTGTTACTAAAATTAATTTGTCCGTGGATTTGGGCGGCATATGTATTTGGACCAGACGGTTCTGCACGGAAACCCGCTAATTCTCTTTCTTGGATCACGCGAAACTGTGTAGATGCTTGAGCTAGTGAGGCCGCTACAGACTGAGCTGCACTTGGACGAGGTGAGCCTGGTGGGGCCGCCGAGGCTTGAGCAGCAAGTGCAGCAACTGCAGCTGCTTGTTTCTCGTCCTCAGCTGCCCGGTCATGCCCGGCCTCCATATCCTGAGTACCCGGCGTCGGTGAGAAGAATCCAAATGTCTGGCTTGGATACGCCGGCAAGCCAGACTGTGAAGCACTTGTCCCAGGAGCTTCACGCGATGCTGATAGTGGTGGTTGTGGTGGTGAACGAGCACTAGCACTAGCAGAAACAGATCCAGTACGTCCAGCCACATCTGAACCTCCTGGCGAAGCAGCACTAACCCCTGATTCAACCCTAGTGTCAAGTCCGTTTGCGACAGCGAGACCGTAAACTCCAATCGGTGGTAATGCGGTGTCGGGTGCTTCAACACCGGCACGTGCAAGTGCGGCTGCAAATGCTTGACTAAACTGTTCTTCATCATTGTCTATTTCAGCAAAAACAGCACGGGCCTCCTCATCATCAAGGCCCAGTCCAGCTGCTAGGCTGTCTGGCTCTGCTATATCAATATCTAGTGTATTCTCATATCTTTTCTGCTGTTCTTCAGCGGTTTCATCTATATCCACACCTTCGTAATCTGGATCCGCCTCCTCGTCATCATCTTCGTCCTCCTCTCCCTCCGCCGCCGCAGCCGCTGCTGACGCTGGTGCCGCGGTCGCACCTGCACCGTCCTCTTCGTCCTCGTCGTCATCGTCCTCTTCGTCGTCCGCACCGGAGATCGGTATAAGATCCCCTGGTTTCTGAGCCGGCGTCCACGTTCGAGAACTCATGCTGTAGATATACCAAGTACCTTCACCGCCGCTTCCATTCGATTCATTCTTCCAGTAATATCTACGAGGATCCCTGTGAGTTGCACCGTAGGGTGCTTCAGCACTGCTACTAGCCGCTGACATATCTTATACATCAACTCAGAAATTTGCGTGCAGAACGGATATACACAATAGTCTAAGCAAAGGTATAACAAGAGATGCCCGATACCATTATCGGAGTTCAGTTTGGCATCACCTCTCCCCAGGAGATCGCCAAGCGATCTGTAGTTGAGATTACAACAGATAAGACCTTTCAGGGAACCACTCCTGTTCCCGGTGGAGTCTTTGATTCTCGCCTCGGAGTGATCGAGTCCGGCAAGGTCTGTCCTACCTGCAAACACACAAATCAGCAATGCCAAGGTCACTTTGGACACATTACGCTGGCTCGCCCGGTGTATCTCTACCAGTACCTCGATCAGATCATCAAGATCCTTCGTAATCTGTGCATGAATTGCAGCCTGCTCTATATTGACGGTGAGGCTGAGCTCGGTGTATGGGCCGATGCACTCGAGTCTACTTTGGAAGGGATGGATCGCCTCAACGATATCAACGAAAAGACAAACAAGTACAAGGGTGTTGGCAAGAATAAGAAGCTCTCATGTCCGCACTGCGAGACTGTGATGGTTAAGACAGTCGTCAAGGTTCTTGGAACAGTCTGCACTCTCCAAGCAATCCCGCAGACGGCCGACGATGATGAGATGGATCCTGTCTCAATTCCCATTCAGTCTGAGATGGTTCTCCGATGCTTCCAGAGGATGAGTGAAGAGACCATTCGCGTGCTCGGTTTCAATCCGACTTACTCGCACCCCGCATGGATGGTCTGCACAGTTCTGGCTGTTCCTCCTCTTACAGTTCGGCCTTCTGTCGTGATGGACGATAACCAGCGAATGGAAGATGATCTGACGCACAAGCTAATTGATATTGTTCGCAACAATCAGCGTCTTCGAGAGCGGATTGATCGTGGTGATGCTCGCGACAGTATCGAGAAGCACACCGTCCTGCTTGAACTCGACGTGGCCACGTATGTAGATAACGATATCAAGGGAATTCCTCCAGCTTCTCAGCGATCTGGTCGCCCCCTCAAGACGCTCAAGTCTCGTCTGGGTGCAAAGACAGGTCGTGTGCGTGGAAACCTGATGGGTAAGCGTGTCGACTTCTCAGCCCGCTCTGTCATTACTCCGGACGCGAACATCGATCTCGACGAGCTCGGTGTGCCTCTTGAAATTGCAACCAATCTGACCAAGCCGGAGATTGTCACGATCTATAACCGCGAGCGTCTGAAGGCATATGTTCGTAATGGCCCCGCTGTCTGGCCCGGTGCAAAGACTGTGTTTCTCAAGAAGGATAAGCGAACTCTCAGTCTCCGCTATGTGAATGCAGATACGCTCGATCTTCAGCCAGGAGATATCGTGCACCGCCATCTCATTGATGGTGATCGCGTTCTCTTCAATCGGCAGCCCTCTCTCCACAAGGGTTCGATGGAGTGCCACCGTGTCAAGGTTCTTCCTTACTCAACCTTCCGTCTGAACGTATCCGCCACTCGGCCCTATAACGCAGACTTTGACGGTGACGAGATGAACATGCACGTTCCGCAGTCTATGGCGGCTGAAACGGAGATTGGTGAGCTCGCAAGCGTGCTTCGACTGATTGTTTCTCCTCGTGATGCAGCTCCGATCATCCAGCTGTTCCAGGATACATTGACAGGTGCATACCGCATCTCGAATCCGGATGTCTCCATCCCTGAACACGTCGCCATGAACTTCATGGCTCGTCTTAAGCGGCCGATGAGCACATTTGTTCGTCGCGATGAGGAGCACACGGGTCGCGAAACAATCAGTGCAGCCTTTCCTCTCATGAATATGAATGAGTCGATCAAACTCAAGAACGGTCAGCTCGTCGACGGACTTCTGCAGAAGTCGGCTTTCGGCAGTGCATCTAGGGGATCGCTCCACATCATCTTCAACGACTTTGGTCCTGATCGATGCGGCCAGTTTATCAACGAAATGCAGCAGATCGTCACCAAGTACAATCTCTATTCGGGCTTCTCCGTTGGAACCTCGGATCTTGTTAGCAACCCGGAAACCTCTGCATTCGTCGAAGAGACACTGAAGAACGGACGTGAAGAGGTGCAGCGGATTCTGATGAGGATGCATGCCGGTCAGTTCACGCACACGTCTGGACGCTCCGATGGAGATGAGCTCGAGAACCAGATCTTCAACAAGCTGAAAGAAGTCAGTGAGAAGATCTCATCTGCAGTGCTGAAGAGTCTTCCGAAGAGCAATCGTATGCTCCAGATGGTAGACGCAGGAACTAAGGGCTCGGGCCTGAACATTTCGCAGATGATGGCCTTGCTAGGTCAGCAGGTTATTGACGGCAAGCGTGTTCGCTACACTCTGCAGGACCGCACATTGCCTCACTTCTCAAAGTACGATGACGGCATTGAGTCTCGCGGATTCGTTCAGAACTCGTTCGTCAAGGGTCTGCGTCCCGAAGAGTTCTTCTTCCACGCTCAAGGTGGACGTGAGGGACTGATTGATACGGCCGTCAAGACGTCTGACACCGGATATATTCAGCGTCGTATGATGAAGACCATGGAGGATGTGCACGTTGCAAACGATCACACGATTCGCAAGGCGGACGGTACAATCATCCAGTACCTATATGGCGAAGACGGTGTCGATTCGGTGGCAATCGAGATGCAGCCGTGCGATCTTGCACTGATGACACTCGAGACGGTCTACAAGAACTATGCACTCTCAATGACCGATCCATCATCCGGAGTCCAGCTCCTCTGTTCCGAAACTCTGACGGAAGCACCTGATATGGTTGAAGAAATCCTAAAGGATCGCGACATGCTTGTTCGCAGCGTCTTCCGATATGAGAAGAACGATGTTGTTCGCGCTCCTGTCCATCTGAAGCGGTTGTGTGAGCAGTATCGCAATCCGTACTCAACCATGACCGATCTGACGCCCAGGTACGTTATTGATGAACTCAACAAGCTAATGAAGGAGCCGTGGCTCGCCACCAACAAGGTCTTCCACATGCTTCTGCGGTTCTACCTGGCCCCGAAGAAGTCGATCGTCGAGTATCGCTTCACGAAGGAGATCTTTGACGAGGTTCTGAAGGAGATTCGGTATCGCACGATCAAGTCACTCGTCCACGCCGGAGAGATGGTGGGTGCAATCGCGGCCCAATCGATCGGTGAGCCCACGACGCAGCTCACGCTGAATACGTTCCATTCTGCAGGAACGGTTAAGGCAGGTGCAACTCAGGGAGTTCCGCGTATCGAGGAACTGCTGGAGGTTTCCAAGAACCCCAAGTCTCCGCTGACATTCGTTTATATGCGTCCGGAGCTCTCGAGCGATCTTGAGCAGGCCATTCGTCTCAAGCGGGAGATCCAGCGTACGAGCATTCGCGATATCACGCGGTCAGTTCGCATTTACTACGATCCGTATCCTCTCTCGGACTCAACTGTCGTTACCGAAGATCGCGAGATTCTGGCGAGCTTCCAGGCATTCTCGGTCGGAAAGCCGGACTGTGTATCCCCGTGGATCTTCCGTCTGGAGTTTGACCGAACGGAGATGGCGTCTCGCAACATCACGGATGACATGACTGGCATTCAGAATGCCCTTCTTGGAAATCTGTCGATCAAGATCTCCCAGTGCGTGTTCAGCGATATGAATGCAAAGAAGCTGGTGTGTCGTATTACATTCGAAGAGTCATTTGCAAAGAACATGCTCGCTCTGCGGTATGTCGAAGAGCGTATCCTTGACACAATCATCACGGGCGTAGAGGGAGTTGGTCGCGTATATCACCGCGACGTGAACAATCAGTTGGTCTGGGACGAATCGGTTGCAGGATATGTAGCCAAGAAGCAGCACATTCTGGATGTAGAGGGCACCAACCTGTTCAAGCTACTCGGTCTGCGGAACGTGGATCCTACACGCACTTTCTCCAACGATATTCACGAGATCATGGAAGTGTTTGGAATTGAGGCTGCCCGCCAGGCAATCTTTGATGAGCTGAACGAGGTGTTTCAGAATGCAGCCCCGGTCAATTACCACCATCTGTCGGTTCTGTTGGACACGATCACGTACCAGGGCCGCCTGGTACCGGTGAACCGCTTCGGAATGTCCAAGCATGACAATGGTGTTCTGGCCAAGTCATCGTTCGAGGAGACATCCAAGATCCTATTCAATGCGGCCACATCTGCATCCTTCGACGGAATGCTTGGAGTCTCTGCAAATATCATGTTCGGTCAGAAGCCGCCGTGCGGAACTGGGTTTGTCGACATCCTCCTCGATGAGACCAAGATGCCTGAAGCGTCCGCGGAAGACGAGTTTGCAGAGACAGACCTTGAGGCGGCTAACAAGAAGATTGCGAGTGCGCCCGGACCCGGAGATTGTCGCATGGAAGATATTCTCATGGAGTGGTAATGAAACTTACACAACATGTGCTCCTCGTAGTAGGAGTTGCAATTGGATTAAATGTACTCTTCGCACTCTTTCTACTCGCATGGGTCAATGATCGAGACATTAGTAATCTTCCACCTCGTCCTTTCGATCGATTTATAACACTTTTTTACTTCAGTGTCATGACGTTTACAACCACGGGATATGGAGACATTCTTCCTACATCGCGTCGTGCACGCATTGCTGTATCCTTTTTTACCATTCTATTGTATGCGGGTATTGTTGGAGTGGCAACACATTAGAACGCAGCTTTCTGATAGTTAGAAACTTGTTTCGTACACACGGAACAATGGGTCGACTTGCACTCCTGACACGTTAGATGGCCGCAAGGCACTGAAATGAAATGAAACAGACGCTGTTTGCATCCGTGGCATAGAACGCGGTATCGCAGAATAGATGACTGTAAACTTGTTAACCGAAATTCAGTATAGGATTGTATATACGATTCAACACTGGACTTCAGATTTGTTCTCATAAGAAATTCGTAAAGTGGCTTCTGCATATTTGCTTCGAGATCCGTCGTCAGTGCAATGTTGTTTTGTTTGAGAAAGGCTAGAGAGGTTTGATATTTTTCATGCATTTCCTGAAACTCAGAACAGAGATCAAGAAGAGCAAGTGTCTGTTTCTCAAGTTCAGATTCCTCTATTCTACCTAACTGCAGATCGTCTAAGAACTGGCTCTGTGTATCTGGAAAGGAAACGTCCTTTTTTCCTAGAAGAGGCAAAAGGACCTTCAATTTTTTATGCAGCCTCTGTGTCATCGGAATCACCGGCAAAAGAATCTGTTCGTCCAACTGAATTGATTCGATCGAAGACCAGATCTTGTTTGTTTTTTGATAGTAATCGATACATGCACAGTTACACCCTTTACGATCCTTCTTTCCAGGTAGAAGGAAGAGTGGATCTAGAGTATCTCCCTTATGCTTTACCGGACTTGGACAGTTCACTCCCCATATATGAATCCCATTTGATTTGATATGACCAGATAACCAGATATCATCAACGACTACAAAATCATCCGGAATTGCATATACATCTTTAGTGAAGAAACCGGGTTGAACAAGAACCCCTCCAAATCCTTCAAAGATATCTACCCATCCAGCTCGAATACCCTGTCTTCCTGCGGGGAACATTCGATCACTATTGTAGTCGTACACTAACGATGCCTGAAAGAATTTCCAATACGGATTTGTTGCTTGACAAATTACGGTATCTGGGTGCTCCAATGCTGCAGTATAAAACAGCTCTGCACGATCCGAAGGATAAATACGATCGTCGTCGCAGAAAAAGATCTTAGTTTCCGGTCTAATATCTGGGTGTCCAAGAAGACCTAGAATCTTGGTTGCTGGACCATAGTCAGTGCATCGAATGACTTCGCAGTCCTTACGGTTTGCAATGGATTCGGGAACTACATATGGAGTCGAAAATCGCAGAGAATAGTTCGGAATGCAAATAAAGATCTGATCAAACTGTCTTGTTTGGTTCAGAAGAGAGTTGAGTGTGATGTGAATGTGTGGAATACGTGATGGAATTGTTGTAAAGCACGCAACGTAATTCATTACTTACACAAAAGACGCATAAAAATGAAAAGAATGGAGCGAACCCAGCAGGGTGCAACTGTCGCATTTGAAGTCAAAAATGTAATCTGCGACACACATACGAAGTATTCACATGTGTCTCTCGTAAACACTGTTGATCACGGGCGTGTGCTTCTAATGGATGGAGAAGTACAGTTTGCAGAGGTTGATGAGTATCGGTATCATGAGACGCTTGTGCATCCTGCAATGAGTCGCTACGAGCGTCGTCTTGCTCGCGTCCTGATTCTTGGAGGAGGAGACGGTCTTCTTGCACGCGAAGTCCTCAAATGGGATCCATCGTCTGTCACGATCGTTGACTACGATGCTCAGTTTATTCGCACGGTTGTTGAGCCGTATCTATCTGATCTCAATCAGCATGTATACAATGATACTCGAGTGCGATATGTCGATGATAATGCCGTAACGTATTTACGGCATTGTCACGAGATGTTTGATGTAATCTTCTTTGATTTTCCAGATCCCGAGGGGAAGTTTGTTGATCTGTACCACGAATGTTTACACGCGATTGTAAATAGCAGTGTGTTGGCACTACCAACTGGAATCATTGCGACGCATATGGGTCCAGTGTCTCTGAATCGTAACCATCCGTCATGGACTACGATCCGCAACTTTTATAACACGATGCAGACCCTCTTTGGATGTACATATGTGGCGACGTTTACAACTGATAACGTTCCTTCGTTTTTTCACGAATGGGGTTTCATATATATGGTCCCGAAGTTCAGTCAGATAAATGAGAGATCCTTCGGTATCGCTAACTACTGTAAGTATTGGACTCCTGTTGCTAGCGTAGTTCCCAAGGATATTCAGGCTATTCTGAATAGTTAAGCACGGGGGGCAGCCGCACCAGATTCGTCTCTTATGGGTCTGGGAGGCGGAATCGCGATCGGCGGAGGACGTGCAGGGCCGGCCGGCTCACCACCAGGCGGTGAGACACCACCGCGGTGTGTGCGGCGACGACGCCCGCCCTTCTTGGTTCCGCGACGTCTGCGTCCGCCGTCAATTGTCTTCATGCGACCCGCACCATCCGCAAGGCCACCACCTCCCTCACCGAAGCCATACAAGGATCCACCGCGTGCAGTGTGGCGGCGACGACCGCCCGTCTTCTGCAGGAAGCCTCCCTTCTTAGCCGTCTTGGCAGGGTGATAGTGTTTCTTGGCTTCCTTCATCGCCTCTCCAAGCGAGAAATTCGGGTGCTTCCTCTTCATTTCCATAACAAGTTTCATCCAAGCAGTCATTTGATACTCATTGAGATTATAAAGTGATATCGTAGATTGGACTCGTCTTTCTCTTTGGTTGAAACGAACGAGCTGGATCTTGGGGAGCCGGTTTCGTGTAGGAAACAGGTTTGAAACGCAGGGCGTCAGGTTTTAGCAGGAAACTTGCAGATGCGAAGTTCGCAGTATACGTCTCCATTCCCTTATCTAAAGATCCGTAGTTCATCATTATCCACTGACAACCATATGTGAACAGGATCTGAGGATTGTTGTTCTCTAGAGAGATCGAGCCGTCGGGAACAACCATCGTAATGTTCTTCTTATTGTAATCGATGAGCTCTTGATAATCGTGAGTCTGAGCGGCTTCGGTATATGTCATACGACGCAGATGGCTTCCAGCCCAGCTTAAGTTGACGAGTTCATCCATCAGAGTCCCCTTTACGTTTCCTCCGCTTACAATGATGAACTTTCCAGCAAAGTCTGCAATCGGTTCGTTGGTGATGATCTTACGCTGATAGCTGAAGGATGATCCGAGCATTGAACGTGCCATCGTGGTCTTCATCGTATCCGCACATGCATTGAATATATTCGTGTTCTCCGTGTGGAAAACTAGACTGACAATGAACGGATCACTGGAGGCAGTTGTGGTTCCTGCATTGAATGCGTCATTTGCTAGAACCTGGCAACAGGCTTCAAACGGGACGGTGTTGTATGTGTATTTCTGACCTGTAATCGTATCGGCTAGACCAACCACGGGTTTTCCTGCATCATCGTAGATGTGAAGTTCGACGAGCCGAGCTCCAGCTGCAATCACCTTACGAATTGATTCTTCTGTTGTGTACGAAAATACGCTCTTGCCGGGTATGACGCTATATGCAGATGATGCTACCCCGTAGTCGCATAACTGTGCCTTGTCCGAATAGGAAAGAGGCCCGGGGCGAGAGATGGATTTATAGACGTCTAGATCGGCCGTAATGTCTGTTGGTGAAATCGGCTTTCCACGAGCATATTGTACTGCAAGGATGACGCCAGTTGTAATCAGAAGGATAACTGCCACGGCTGCCATATAAGGATAGTATTCTTTCGGAACCCACGGTGCTGCAAGTCCAATGAGGACGGTTCCTACAATCGTTGATCCAATGACAATCTCCATTATTACTTCGTCCTACAAAACTACGGATGCCGTCTCCGTTGAAGTGGTATCTGAAAGAAGAAGCGTCTCATCATTACCATGACGTCGTCAGGTATTCTCGATTCCATTGGAATAGCGAAAAGAGAGCAGTGAAGGAAGTAAATGCAATACATTCCGCATTCGGTAGTCTTGTACTGATGACGAATCTTGTTAAAATACAGCTTCATTGGTTTCGAGTGCATTTGTGTGGAATCCCACTGTGTTTTCCATGCATTCATGAGTTCAACAACTTGAGGTTCGGGGTGCTGTGCATATGAATCAAAGTAGGTCATGTACGGTTCATCAAGTTCAGGACGAATATCGCAAAATGCCGCAATCCAGTGTTCGCCTGGTGCATCGTGAGGGTCTGTGTTAAACACAATACCGATCATCGTCTTTCCCTTATTGTAAACCTTGCGGATATCGAGACTGCACAATGCGTCAACGAGACATATTCCAGTTTTGCTACGACTATTGAAGTCGATCGGAACACATCCGGTAAAGTGATAGTTGGGAAGTAACTTTGTATAGTTCTTTTGAACTCGTTCAATATCATCCGATGATAACCACGATGTCGGATTTGTTGCCCAGTCCATTGGTGCGGATGGTTTTTGGATTAGACTCGTAACGATACATGCTTCTGTCTGGCAGGCATCGTGAA